CATCAAGAAGTTTACTGAAGTTATTAACGATTTCAATAAGCTGGAGATTAAGGATGGCGAAGATAAGGTTATTAAGATTGACGTTAAAAAGTTGAAGAATAAGGATGAGATGGCGGCTTGTTTTGTTGCGGCTGTTAATTCTGTTCCTGGCGATGATGATGCAGTGGCTAATGCTCTTAGTTCTCTTGTCATTGAAACATATGCTAGTCTTACTACAATTCCGGAAGAAGTAGAAAAGCCGGAAGGTGCAAAGAGAGGAAGGAAGCCCAAGGAACCCGGTGAAGCAAAGCCCAAGAAGGAAAAGGTTAAGAAAGAGAAGAAGGAATCTTATGGTCGGGCTGTCTCTGTGCGAGATGCAATGATCGAAGGCAATGAAACTATTGAGGCAATTAGTTTTAGGTCAAATCAGTTGTATCTTGAACATAATCCTGGAGCCAATGATTCTACTTCTGCTGCCCAACTTTGGGTTGAACAATGTATCCGTTGGCTTGTGCCTTTTGGATATCTGAAGATTGATGAAGTTGGCAATTATCAACTTGTTATAAAACCTGTAATTTAATTCCATTTCTACATAAACTACCCCCCATAATGGGGGGTAGTTCCTTCCTCAAAATAACCATAAGGATCATATAATGGAATCAATAAAAATTAAAGAATCCGTATTGATGCAATACCCGGATCTCATTTAAATAAAGGATTTTCTGAATCAATAATTTATGCCATAAAAACAAGAAATTTAGTGATTTTTACTCATAACGAGAATGAATATATAATAGATCCAGAAGAAATCATACATAATATCTATAAACAGACTTATAATAGTAATATATAAGAAAGAACAAAAATGAATATATGTATTATAGATGCTGATTTAACTAATAAAAAGCGGCATCGTTTCCCAAATCTTGCTGCTATGAAAATCTCTTCATATCATAAACAAAAAGGGGATATAATCACTCTTAAATTAGATATCCGAAACCTCATGTCTAAACTCAACTACAATAATATCTACTCATATGATAAAGTATATGTGACAAAGGTATTTACAGATACTTTATTTCCTGAGAATGTACTTCAACTCAAACATGTAGAATATGGTGGTACTGGATTTTTCTATGATAAATCTCCTCAATTACCAGATGAAATAGAACATATAATGCCAGATTATCATCTCTATGATGATTTTGTTGCATCTCAGGATCTAATAGATCATGATCGAAGAGATACTTTTGAGATTTACAATCAAGTAAATATTGGTAAATTGACAACTGGATGTTTTAGAGGTTGTGAATTCTGTGTGAATAGAAATTGTAAAGTAGTCAAGCTACATTCTTCACACATGGAATTCTATGATCCAAAAAATAAATACTCTTGTTTCCTCGATGATAACTTTCTTGGATATAAAGGATCTATTGGTATTCTCAAAGAATTGTATGATTTCGGTAAACGAATCCAATTTAAACAAGGATTAGACATTCGCCTCCTTAATAAGGAAAATGTAAAATTATTATCTGATGTAAAATACTATGGAGATTATATCTTTGCGTTTGATAATATAAAAGACAAGAATATGATTGTTAAAAAACTAGCACTATGGAGAGAATATAATAAATCCAGTACAAAACTTTATGTTCTATGTGCATTTGATAGAACTGGTAATTATGATTTAAGTTTTTGGAAAACCGACTTGGTTGAAACTCTTGAAAGAATGAAAGTATTGATGCAATTTCAATGTATTCCATACTTTATGAGATATGAAAAATACAAAGATTGTCCTTGGGGATATTTTTATACATTGCTTACTAAGTGGTGTATGAATCCTGGCAATTACAAGAAACTAAGTATTCGAGAATACTTTGAAAAATGGAAACATAATAAAATATTATTTGATGTTCTACAACATATAGATATCAATCATTACATTGATCTTAAATATGAAGATTTTAAATCTAAGGAGATATAAGATGAAATGTAGATCAGTTGAAACAAAATCTAAAAACAGAATTCCTGAAGTTGGAGAAGTGTGGAAATATAAAAATACATACAATAATACAATTTATATGAGAATTTCTGATTCTCCAGGAAGAGATATTTTTGATAGTATTTTTAATAAACAACAATTAAATGAAAAATTCTTTAGTGTTGATTTATTAGTAGGAAATATTATATATACTTCATTAGATTGTGATAATATTATCATCCTCAAACCAAAACAAGTTGTTAATGGCATTATTGAATTTGAACCAGCAGATTAAGGAGATATAATGAATTTTTGGGAATCATATATTTTAGTTCAAATTATAACACATCTTTCTTTAGGTATTGCATGGATATTATTTTACGTTCTTAAATTCCTTAATTAAGGAGATATAAAATAATGGCAAAAGGTTTTCTTCAAAAGCGTAAAAATATTGTCTCAGCATTGAAAACTGTAATTAGTGCAATTGATATCAAAGATCAACTTCTTATTGGCGCAGATAGTTTTATCTTTGCTGATGAATATGTACATACTTATTCTAATAGAATGTCATTCTCATATCCAATAAAGACAGGAGTAAATTGTACAGTAAAAGCTACTGAGACTCTAAAGATTCTTGAAAAGATGAAATCTGAAGATGTTACACTGAAACAAAATCCAGACAATCTTGAGATATCTGGAGATAATACTACTCTTAAAATGGTATTGATTCAAGAAGATGATGGAATCCGTAAACTTGTAAATTCATTCAATATTGATGATCTGATATTCCATGATCTACCAAAGGACTTTATGGAAGGAATTAGACTTTGTTCGTATTCAATGAGTCTTGATCCAAATGTAATAGAAATCAATGGAATAGCAATTAAAGAAGATTGTGCATGGTCTACAGATATCTATCGTAATTCTCGTTATAAATTTGATGAATCTATAGATTTTGATTTTACAATACCAGCAAGTTCTATTACCACTCTTCTTAAAATGGTTTATCCACCAATCTCATATGCAGTTGGTGATGGATGGATACATTTTAAGTGTGACAATGGTATTGTATTTAGCACCAATGAATTGATGAAATCATTTCCAATCTCAAACCTTATCAAAATCTTCAACTCATATGATGAAGAGTTTAAAGAATACCAATTTCCTAAAGATCTGGAAGAATGTCTTGATGTAGCAGGTATTCTTGCCAGTGTTCTCGACAAAGATGATCCTGTATTGAATGTAGAGATTTATAGAAAAGGTAAGAGACTTTTTGTTAAAGGACAAAACTCAAATGGTCGTGTTGAAGATAGTGTTGAAATTGATGGAGAAATGTTTGAAGAAGGTATGAGTTTTAAAATATCACCCACATTCCTTAAAACTATCCTTTCAATCACTCGTAATTTTTCTATAGCTGATGAAAGTGTTATGATTTTTAAAACGAAAGCGTTTCGACACCTTATGTCAAAATGGTGATATTATGGAATTTGAAGTAAGACAAATTTCTAATAAATGGTGTAAATCTTGGCTATTATATAGACACTATGCTAAAACAATTCCACTAATAACATTTGCTTATGGATTATTCTCTTTAGATCAAGAAATTATGGGTGTTTGTACGTTTGGTTCTACTCCATGCAGAAAATTTAATAATGGTGGTGAAATATTTGATAACAAATTGGAGATAAATACCTTAGAATTGAATAGGTTATGTGTGGCAGAAGGATTACCAAAAAATTCATCATCTTTCTTTGTTGCGAAATGTCTTTCTTTGCTACCAAAGCCTGTTTGTATTCTAAGTTATGCAGATGCAGGAGTTGGACATGTAGGATATATCTATCAAGCCACAAATTGGATATATACTGGATTGTCAGAACCACAAGATTATTATGTCAATATAATAACTGGTAAAAGAATCCATCCAAGAAGTGTTTTTAACTCCTATGGGACTAGGAATAAAGACAAAATTCCTGAATACATACAAAGATTTAAAGAAGAAGATTCAAAACATAGATATTTTAAGTTTTTAGGAAGTAAGAAACAAATTAAAGATATGTTATCTAAGCTAAAATATTCAATCCTTCCTTATCCAAAAGGAGAAACAAAAAGACACAATGAAGACGTGAAGATAAAAACTAGAGGCTTGTTATATAAAATATAGGTAAATAAAATGACCAATAAAGAATTATTTGCAAGAATCAGAGATATCATTAAAGAGTATGAAGAATCTAACCTAAACGAATTTGATGTAGGAGTAGGATGTTCTATTGATTTGTTAGAAAACAATTATTGGAATACCTATACCTACGATGGTAAATTCTTCATAAAAAGCCCACCTTCTGTAAGATACGCAACAAAGAAAGAAATATTTCATGGAAGAAAATAATTTAGAAATAAGGATGTCTATAGGTAAAACTATCTCTCTAGGCAAAGGGAGTTTTGAATTTGTCAGGATTGATATTGGAATTACTCAAAAATGTTCGATAAAAGAGAAAGAAGCATGTTATAAATCTCTTCGTGAAGATTTGATGGATAAATTGGCAACAGAATGTGACATAATTGAAAAGAATAAAAAGATATGGCCTGATTGTGAATAGGAGTTAAATATGGAAAGAATTTGGTTATGGTTTGATTTTAGACCGATGATTGAAATGGTTACAGTTGGGGATTTATTTCCAGTATTGATATCATTACTTTTTGTAATAATCTGTATATTTATAGATCTTGCTAGTCTTAAAAATAGAGTTAGAAAATTGGAGGGAAAAGAATAATGGCCGATCCAAATTATGTAAATATTGGTTCTAATACTATAAAATTGATAGAAGAATGCGGTGAATTAATACAAGCTGTATGTAAGGGGGACAGATTTGGTTGGCAAAATAAATATCCAGATAAAGATTCTCCAACCAATCTAGAAATTCTAGAGTATGAATTTGAAGATTTAATCAGAGCATTTAATAACCTAAAAGAAGAAATTCTAAATGGAGAATAATATATGGCTGCAACTGATGCATTAGCAAGAAAATATCGCCCTCAAAATTGGGATGAAGTATTTGGCAATGAAGCACTTGTTTCTATGATTAAACAAAAACTAGAAGATGATGCATTGCCACATGCTATACTTTTAATTGGAGAAAAAGGCACAGGCAAAACAAGTGTTAGCAGACTTATGGCGAAAAGTCTTGGATGTACAGAACAAAATATATTTGAATATAATATGTCTGATACAAATGGTGTCGAAGATATGAGAAAGATTGTTAGTACAATGTATCTTTCTCCAGTAGTAGAACGTGGTGGCAAAAAATTAAAAGTTTATATACTTGATGAATTCCATCGAGCAACTCCACAAGCACAAGACTGTCTTTTAAAACCTCTTGAAGAACCACCTGATTTTATTTATTGGTTCTTGTCTACAACAGAACAAAGAAAAGTTATTGATACAATACAATCAAGATGTGCAAGATATGAGACAAAGCCTCTTGCACCTAGAGAGATGAACGAATTAATAGATTGTATTCTTGAAGCAGAAGGAAAAGAAATTGATAGAAAGGTTCAAAGTAAGATTGTGATCAATAGTAAAGGAAGTTCTAGAAATGCTTTGGTTGCATTAGAAACTATTATAGACATTAAGGATATTAGTCTAGCAATTGACCTTGTGGATAGTGGAATTGAAAATGTAGACATTTTGGAAGTATGTAGATTGCTTGTGAAGGGGGGGAATGACCTTTGGGTAAAATTGGCTCCCATGATTGATAAAGTTAAGATTGAACCAGAAACTTGTCGATTAAGCATTATGGGTTATATGGCAAGAGTGGCAATTAATGACCCTTCTAAAGCCTCTAGGATGTGGCTCATATGCGATTCCTTCCGTGAAGTGCTACACTACAACGGCAAACCGGGCTTGATAATGCAGTTGATAAATGCCTGCACTGTAGCAAAATAAGGATGGTAAAATGATAGAAGGAACTAAGTCTGTTTTATTTGGATGCCATAATCCCGTTATGCATGGTTTGGCAGTATTAAGAGCGTGGAAATTAGAATATGGATCATGGCCTGAATGGTGGCAAATAATTGGAATATTTTTACATGATATTGGTGTTTGGGGAAAACAATATTTAAGCGATGATAATGCCAAGAAAGGTCATTGGGAATTAGGTGCAAAAATAACATGTAAATTTACAATAAAAATTTGTAAATATTTCTTAAAAACTGATTATTTGACTCAACGTGAATTAAGTTCAAAAGCTTGGATGTTTTGTGCTGGTCATTGTCCAGAAGAATCTAAATGGACTCAAAGCTTACTTATGAGAGCAGACAAGGCATCATGGTTAGTTGCACCTTTATGGTGGATGAAATGGAATTATTGGTTAGAGGGATTTAAAGGATTTAGTCCTATTTATTGGAGACGATTGGTTAGAGAAAATTTAAAACTTAAAAAACCATTAGGTAATCATGAATTATATATCAAATACAGGAAATAAAATGCAAACATTCCTCGCTTCTCCAGATTTCATAGAATCAGCAAAAGTATTAGACTATAGAAGACTTGGAAAACAAAGAGTAGAAGTTCTTCAAATTCTTAATACTTTAAGATATGGAAGTAGATGGGAAAATCATCCAGCAGTTCTTATGTGGAAAAATTATGAATCGGCTTTATGTAAATATGGTTATGCTATTTGTGATGAGTGGACAAATAGAGGATATATAGATAATACAAAATACAAAATATCAGAACATGATTGGTATTATTTAAATATTTATACCCTAATTGAGTATCCACTTTGGTTAGGTAATGAAGATTTTCATAGAAGTCATCGTTCAAATCTACTAAGAAAATATCCAGAACACTATAGACAATTTTGGCCTGACGAGAGAGATGATTTGCCTTATACTTGGCCTGTCAGAAAAGGATATTAGATGACAGATTGTTATTCAAATAAATGGATATGCAAATCATGTTATAATGGATTTTGTAATATCCATAAAAGGAGTTTTGAAATATATCCATTGCCTAATTTAGAATATGTAAAATGTATTTATTGTAATAATATTGCAGAGCATTTTATTTGCGCTTTGATATCGGAATTTAAGAAAGGAGATGTAATTGAAAGTAATTAAATATATTATAAAACTAACAGATTATTTCACTCTCCAACTTCCATTAAATGCGAAAATCCTATGCTGTCAAACACAAAAAGAAAATCCTTGTTTGTGGATATTATGCGATCCAGAAGCAGAATTAGAAGATAGAAATTTTAGACTTGCTGGAACAGGACATTCAATAGATGAAGATATTTTAGATCTTATCTTTATTGATTCGTTCCAAATATATGATGGTATGCAAATCTATCATCTTTTTGAAATTAAAAATTCTTGGGGAGGCTGATAAAATGAGTGATGATATTAAAGAGAATGAAGAGATTGAAACTCCTAATGATTCTTACTGGAAATGCGATGATGAAATTATTAAAATCGCAGAAGAATTGATATCTAATTTCCACCCCGACGCGGCCTATTCTAATATATGCTATATGTTCAGAAGTGAGCATCAGAAAGCTGGCGGAAAGGTGGTGCTCGGTAAATGCTCGAAACAGAGTGATAAACTAAAAATACTTCACGGATTTGATTTTATTATTGAATTTGCTCATGACATATGGCAACAACTTACAGATATCCAAAGACAGGCATTGATTCTACATGAATTGAAACATATTGAAATAACCGAATCAAAAGAAGGTGAACTTAAACTACGTGTCGCAAAACATGATCTTGAAGAATTTCGTGATGTGGTAGAGATCTTTGGTCTCTATACTCAGGATCTTCAGGCCATGGCGTCGGTGATTGTGGAGGCAAAGGAAAAAGAATGAAAAGATCAAATTCTGATTTTATAATGCCATGGGGTAAATTTAAAGGTAAATCAATAGAAGATATTCCTTCAAGTTATTTGAAATGGCTTGCTGAAAAATCAAATGAAGATGATGTCTGTGAAGCAGCGGATGCAGAATATGAGTGGAGAACAGAATGGAACAAACATTGGGAATAAATAAATGACTGATATGTTGATGGAATATTGCAAATCAATTGAAGAAGCAGATACTCTATTTTGTAACTTTTCAAATAAACATTTACTATTTCCTTATCCAAATAATATTATGTCAATTTATTCAATAATGTCATGGTCTATTTGGAATACAGAATATTCTAAGAGAACTTCAAATTTAAGATAAATGGATTAATTATGCAGAATAAAGACTTTGCACATCTTCATGTACATACAGAATATAGTCTTTTAGATGGTGCATGTAAAATCAAAGAATTAGTCACTAGGGCTAAAGAATTAGACTTTGAATATTTAGCAATAACGGATCACAGAAACATAGACGGTTCTATTAAATTTCAAAATGAGTGTGAGAAGCAAGGTGTTAAAAGTGTCATAGGCGTGGAATTCAATATTGTCAAGGATGCGACTATCCGAGCAAAAGAAAAGAATCATCACATAACTGTTCTAATAAATAATCAGGAAGGTTGGCATAATGTATTAAAAATGCTTACATATGCCAATCTTTCTGGCTTCTACTATAGGCCAAGAATTGACTATCCTACATTTCTCAATCATTGTAGCGGTCTTACTGTATTGACAGGTTGTGCTAATGGCGTTCTAGGAAGTCCAGAAGGAAGGCAATTCCTAGAACAATTGCAAGAAAAAATACCTGATGATATCTTTGGCGAAATAATGCCACATAATACTGACTCGCAGAAAGCAATGAATGAGTTGGTAATTGAAACAAAGATCAATGGAAAATATCTACCATTATGTGCAACATTAGATTGTCACTATATCTACAAAGAAGACAAAGAATCTCATGAAGTCCTTCTTGCAATGCAGACTCAAAAAAAATGGTCTGATCCTAATCGAATGAAATTCACTGATTATGATCTTCATTTGAAATCAGCCAATGAGATGATTAAGGCATTTGAGAAACAAAATCAATTAGATTCAGATATCTATCTTGAAGCAATGCAACAAACGGTTTATATAGCAGAATATTGTTCTGAATTTAAAATTCAAAAACAAAATATAAATCTTCCTCTTCCTCCATCTGTAAAATCTCAAACTATCTGCAAAACAAGTGATGAATATTTACAACATCTATGCGTTCAAGGAAGTATAGAAAAAATTGGCGAATTTATGCCAGCAGAATATGAAGAAAGATTTGAGCATGAATTCAAAGTAATCAAAGATAAAGGATTTATAGAATATTTTCTAATTGTTTGGGATCTTATTCAATGGTGTAAACAAAATGGCGTAATGACAGGACCAGGAAGAGGTAGTTGCGGTAGTTCATTGTTGGCGTATTTTTTAGGTATTACTAATATTAATCCTCTTAAATTTGATCTCCCATTTTCAAGATTTATTAATGAAGAACGATTAGATATGCCAGATATAGATATTGATTTTAGCAACAGAGATAAAGTCAGAATCTATCTTGAGGGAACTTACGGGAAATATAATATTGCAGGGATATCTACTTTTCAAAAAATGAAGAATAAATCTTCTATAAGAAGTGTAGCAAGTACATTTGAAATTCCTTTAAAAGAAGTAGATTTATTCTCAAAGCAAATAGGCAAAGATGATACTATTGAAACTGTTCTAAATACAGAAATAGGCAAAGAATTTGATAGAAAATATTCTCATATTGTAGACCATGCAATAATCCTTGAAGGAATTAATAAGAGCAGTGGACAACATGCAGCAGGAATTATAATCTCAAATGAAGATTTAAGAGATGGAACAAAATGTAATCTTGCAATGAGAGATGGTTCTTTGACGGTCAATTGGGAAATGGCCGACTGTGAGTATATGGGGTTAATGAAACTTGATGTACTTGGTCTATCAACTCTTGAAGCACTGGATGAAGCAAAAAGACTTATCAAAGAGAATCATAACAAAGATATTGATTTTACAAAGATTAATCTTGAAGATAAAGCAGTATTGAAAGATATCTCCAATGGCTATACAATAGGTGTTTTTCAAGCAGGTACTAAACCAATGACTAAACTTATCAAGGAAATGGGAATAGAGAAGTTTAGTCATTTGAGTGATGCAGTAGCACTTGTAAGACCTGGACCTTATGATAGCGGTCAAACTACTGAATATATTAAACGCAAACATGGAGAGAAATGGAAACCAATTCATCCACTATATGAAGAAATACTTAAAAATACTTATGGATTGATTGTTTATCAAGAAGATGTAATGAATGTTATTTACAAAGTAGCAGGTTTACCATATCCAGTTGCAGATAAAATCAGAAAGGTAATTGGAAAGAAACGAGATCCTGCTGAATTTAAACCATTTAAAGATCAATTTATGGTAGGATGTTTAGAAAATCACACTTTATCAAGAGAACAAGCTGAGACATTTTGGGAAGGTTTACAAAAACATGCATCCTATTCCTTCAATAAAAGTCACAGTTGCGCTTACGCAATGATAGGAATGTACACAGCTTGGTTAAAGCATTACTATCCTGCAGAATATATTTGTGGCTGTCTGACCTATGACCAGAAGACTTCTAAGGATGATTTAATTAAGGAAGCCAGAAGACTAAGTTTGGATTTGCTAACACCCAAGGTAGGCATCTCAGATGGCCGTAAATGGCTTATTAAGGACAAGAAACTGGTCGTGCCCTTCTCAGCTATAGAAGGAGTCGGGGATAAAATGGCTGACGAGTTAGTGCTAAGTCTAACACCAAAAAAGAGGAAGGGATTTTTTATTCTTGAGTCTCAGCAATACAGTGTCAAAGGCAAGATGTTAGATATCCTTAATGACATCAAAGCATTTGATAAAGATGCTGACATAGATCAATCGGTTGCAGAAAAGTATTTTAAATTTAATGTATTAGGTAAGATTGACAATAAATATCCAAAATTGATAGAACTTCTTGAGAAGAATGGCTATCACAATATTGCAGACATTGATAAAGCATTTAGTGGTGATATCCATGTAAAACTTGAGAAGACTTGTAAACCATTTGAGATTGATAAGAATCTATTCAAGTGTCAATCCTGTGAATTACATTTACATGCACGAAGGCCAGTTCCTCCTTCATCTGCTAAGAATAAGATTGTTATTGTGATGGAAGCGCCAGGAAAAGTTGAAAATGATGAAGGGATTGCTTTGATCCACAAAGCCGGAGAAACTCTTTGGAAGGAACTGAAGAAATACAAATTGACCAGAGATATGTTTCATGTAACCAACGCGGTTCATTGTTATCCCGGTTCTATCATCAAAAATCCATCAGAAAAACATATAGATGCTTGTCGTAAATGGTTGGATGCAGAACTTGAGTTTATTCAACCCAATCTTATTCTTGCTGGTGGCAATATATCAAAATATTATTTTAAGAAACAAATGGGTGGAATTGTAAAGCAGGTTCAGGAAAATCCTACTGAATGGTTTGAGAATAACAAATTTGGATGTTGGATTTGTTGGAGTATGCATCCATCATCAGTTCTTCATAATCCAAATAATAAACTTTTATTTGAAGAAGGTATTAAGAATTTTGCTATGAAATGTAAAAAGATAGGAGGATTGTAATGACAAACACGGTTGATGTATTCTGTTCGGAATGTGGAGATAGAATTTCAACAGATGGAATGATAACTTATATCAATAAAGGACCAGTATGCAAAAAATGTTCTTTCGATTATAAACCAATCACTACTGAATCAGTTTTAACAAATTGGAAATCAATTATTTGTAAAAGTAGACAAATAAGAGATATTCTTCAAAAATTTCCTCAAAGTACAACAGCATATGAGAATACATATGAAGATGGAGTACATGAGACACTTTTATGGTTGATTGGAGAGATACCAGATGAAGATTTTTACCCTCTCCAAAAAGTAAAAGATTTTTAATCACGATACATTTGCATATGCTATAATGCTTATACAAATTGAGGGTAAGTATGACAGACAAAGAGTTTGAGTATAATTATGAAGCCGATTTAACAATTGATCCATACTACCTGCATGAGATTTGTTGTACTCATGCAGATATCTTTGCTAAGTGGGCAAAGGCTTATGCAAGAGCAAAAGCACTAAGATATGATGCAAAAGAGGCTTATGATGTAGCAAAAGCTAATCTCAAACATGAGATAGAAAAAATTAAAGCAGAACTCGATCATGACATCCGTACCAATTGGCAAAAATACGATCTTAAAAAGATCACAGATACAATAGTTGAAAATTGGATTATACGACATGAAGATTACCAAGAAGTATTGAAAGAATGTCGTGAAATCTTACATCAAGCTGCTATTAATCTTAATGAAGCACAGAAAAGAGAAGATGCATTAGAAGTAGCAGTAAAATCATTTGAGAATAGAAAGTCAATGATTGAATCAGATATAGATTTGTATAAACAAAATTATTGGGCAAAACCTAAAGAAAAAGGTTCTGTAGAAAGGAGGATTCAAGAAGTTATAGGGTCTGATATAAATGAAGAAGTGGTTGATAATTTATCAAAATCAAAACGACTTATTAGAAAGGAATTATAAATGACTAAGAAGGAATTGGCTGTTGACATCAAGGAATCTTTTGCAACAATCAACAGGGAAATGGCTGAAGAATTGGTTGATTTTATTTTTGATCGAATTAAATTTGAGATTTCCATGGGAAATGATGTAGATATCCATAAGTTTGGTTCTTTCAAGAATGTAGTTAGAGCACCGAGAACAGCAAGAAATCCTCGTAGTGGTGAAGCTATTGAAGTTGGCGAAAAGAATGCAATTCGATTCAAGCCTTCTTCTGCTTGGAAGAAAGAATTGAATTAATAAAGAATTGCTGCGGTGGCGGAAAGGATAGTCGCTCAAACCCATAGTCTGGATACTTTCATATCAGTGAATGACCGAGAGTACACCCGTTAAGCTCTGCTTAGTGCATCTTAACCAGTCATTAAAAGGCGAGGAATACCACAGATATGAAAAGTTGGGAACTAACAGTCAATGCCAGAAGTACAAGGTTCGATTCCTTGTCCGCAGCAACACTTAGAAAGATACCATGAAAACATTCTATCTAACAAGTGAGATTTGGTCAAAAGTATATCATCCTTATTTTGAGATATATGATCCTGATGGATGGAATAGAAAACCAGAATATTTTGATCATGAATGGTATCATATGAGAATTACAAGAAAAGAATTCTTGAGAAGAATGGCATCGTCTACATGTATGTTTAAAATACCATTCAATCAAATACCTTTTTAATATTTCTGGGAGAGTAGCCCAATTGGTAGAGGAAAAGAACTTAAAATTCTTCGGCGAATAGCTTGAGGGTTCGAATCCCTCCTTCCCCACCAATCAAACAAATAGGAATATAATATATGAAATATAGAATATTTTGGAAAGGAGATCCAGTAGGATATATTAATGATGAAGGATATCTAGAATTAGAAGATAATCTAGAATTAGACAAAGATCACATTCTTATCCCTATATTGATTACTGAAAAAGATGATAAGGTTAAGATAGGCGATTTTGTAATCAAAAGAAAAATTAGTAATTAGACATAAGGAGTATCAAATGAAGATTTCTGATCTTATGGATGAAGTGAAAATTGAAATTGAAGAAGAAAAGAAGGAAATGGCTAAGGGAGTTCTCAAGCAAAGACTTTATGAGATTCAATCTGCCAAAAAGTGTTTAACAAAGCTTGAAAAACAATTACAAGATTTACTCGATAAGGATATTGATGATGTCGTATAGAATTCACGACGGTTCAATACAAATATATAGTAATGGTAAAGATATGACCATTATTATGCCAGGACAAGGATCTTATATATTTAAAGAATGTTTTCCTAGAGAATTAATGATTAAACAAGACACAGATATGATTGAAACGACATCGCTATTTGGAAATTATAAATCATATCTTAGAAGTCCGGTAACTTTTACTATTGATTTATCATTAACCGCTAACATTTGTGAATCATCAAGTGATGATACTCCAATAAATATGACAGATCAATATACAATCCTTGAATTATTCAAGATAATTGAAAAACGAATAGATAAAAGGAGCAAATAATTTATGCCTAGTGCAAGAGAACTAATGAAGGCTGAACTGAAAGAATCTGTTCAGGAATCTCAAGAATCCAAAAATTTCAATTCTTCATCTTTTGAGACATACTTTACTGTGCCTGATGGAAGGAGTCAATGGATTCCTGAAGGTAATGATGATGGAGTTAAACATTATTGGGATTGTATTCCATTTCGCATTGGAAAACATTTTCCTGATAAGACTCTCAAGAAAGCACCTAAGCCTGGGACTTTTCGGCATGTTATGGATATCCATATGCATAAAAATGTCGGTCCTCTAGGTGCTAGCGTTGTATGTCCTATGAATACATTCAAAGCAGGTAAATGTTTTTCCGATGAAGAAGCTGTAGAACTTGGACGAGTTGCTGATCCCGAAGAGAATGTCGTTGGATGTCCTATCTGCGAACATCTTAAATCAGCACAAGCTGATGAACCTGATGCAGATAAACGCAAGGCAATCTGGAAAGAGAAGAAAGCCTATCGTCGAGTAATGTACAATGCTATTGTGCGTGATGGTGGCGAAGAGGAAGAGAAAGGTTGTCAGATTTATGAAGTAAGTCATCACTTCATGCAGAAGAATCTTGATACTCTTTCTGAAGAAGATGAGAGAGCAGGTACGGGTGCTGTCACTTATCCTGATCCCGATGAAGGTAAGACTATCTACTTTGTCTATAAGAAGAGTGGTAAAGGCAAGGATACTACTGCGGCATATGAAGGTCATAGGTTTGTAGATCGTATGGTTAAAGGAAAGCCATATGTTATTTCTGATGAAGAACTTGAAGACGCAATCTGTCTCGATGACACTCTGATTCTTATGACCTACAAAGAACTCAATGATCTTTATTGGTCAGTAGAAAGTAAAAAGACAGAAGATACTAAACAAGAAGAAAAGAAGGAAGAAAAACAAGAAGATTCCAGAGGTTCAAGAAGGCTTAAAAGGAGTACTACCGAAGAGACTCCTGAACCTGAGAAGAAAGATGAAGAAAAACAGGAAGAACAGTCTACTAAAAGACTCTCTAGGACCAGAGAAGAAGAATCTCCTGCTGATAGAGGACTAATTGCCAAATGTCCTTCAATGCTTGAATTTGGCAAAGATACACTTACTAATGAAGAATGTAATAAGTGTGCCGATGATGTTTACAAGGCATGTAAGGCAAAGAAAGATGAATTGGAAGCTGTAGAAAAGCCTAGAGGTAGACGTATTCTAAAGAGAGATTAAACAAACCCTCCATCGGCCCTGCCAGTGGTCGAAAAAGTATCGTGCAGCTATAATCATAATGATTATAGTGCGTCTTGAGAAAACTGGTGTAATAGCTAGATAGGTTGATTTGGGGCAACCTATCTAGCTTTATTTTATAACAAATAATGGAGGATTTTAAATGAATAAAAATGAGATTGTTCATATTCCTAAATATAGACATATTTTTATTACATTTTTATTTCTTGCATTCTTTGGGATAAATTTGGTATTTATTTCCTACAAACTCGAAATCTCTGTTCCTTGGTTTATTGCTATATATCTTCTAATTACATTTTGTAATATATTTGCAGAGATTATTATCAAAGGAATTGAATTAAATCTCAATAAGGAATAAATATGACTGAAGAATTAGATAAAGCAGCAAATAGAGTATTTAAACGTGCAGAGAAAGTATCAGATTCATTTGAAGATAATCTCAAAGTATTAGAATCACCCACTGATCTAATTACCAATTATACCAAAAATGATCTAATCTCAACTGGTTCAACACTTCTCAATCTTGCTTGTTCTGGAATGTGGGAAGGCGGCTATTATCTTGGAAGCGAAGTGCATCTTAAAGGAGATCCATCAACGGGAAAGTCTCTACTTGCTCTAACAATTATGGCTGAAGCAGTATCAAATCCTAGATTTGATGGATATGATTTGAAATATATTGAACTAGAATCAGCAATGCATTTTAACCTTGAAGAAATATTTGGCCCAAAAATTAAGAGAGTTGAAATCATTCCGGATAACGAGCATAAAGGTAATTATACTACTGTTAATTGGGAAAATGATCATCAAGTATTCATGAAAGGTGGAAAACCAATTATTAGCGTAACAGACTCATGGGATTCACTACCTCTTCCTGAAGATCTTATAGTAAAAAAGATAAAAGAAACAGAAGATGGAGAAGAACCAAAAGCATCTAAGGGTGGATGGAAGACGGGTAAGGCGATCCTTGCAAGTGAAGGTTTTAGAAAGACAATAGCTCGTATAGGAAAAACAAAATCTGTATCTCTTGTTTTATCTCAAACAAGACAGAATCTAAAGCAAGGATTCGGTCAACCAGAGAAAACCACAAGTGGTGGTGATGCAATAAGATTCTATGCAACTCATGCTGTTGGATTATATTTTGGTGCTGCAATAAATGTAGATATTAGAGGAAAGAAACGTAGAGTTGGTTCTTATGTCTATCTTGATGTTGATAAAAATAAACTAACAGGAAAAAGAAGGAAGGTAAAGATAGCAATCTATGACGCATACGGAATTGATGATCTTCAATCAATGATAGAATGGATGAGAGACGAGAATTTTTGGGGCAATGATAGAGGTAGAATAAATACAGAAGGAGATCTTGGTTTAAATAAAACTTACCATATTAAAGATATGATTAAGTACATTGAAGATGAGAATAAAGAAGACGAATTGAGACAAATAGTAGGTCAATGCTGGAATGATTTAGAGAATGAAATTATGGAATCAATTTCAGGTAGAAAACCTCGTTATAAATAGGGAATAACAAAATATGGATATTGATGAATTTGTTGAAATATTACACTCGGAAGTAAACGAATTCCAGAAATTTTGGGTAGAAAAATCTCAATCAGATCCAGACCACTATCCTTCTGATTTGGAAGTATCTGATTGGTTTGAACAAGTTGACTCTTATAACTCAATAATGATAGTAAAGGAGGAAGAAGATGACTTATGATGATCTTCAAATTGCATTTGTTGATCCAAAAGATTATTTTGGATCTGATGGAAAAACCTTCAAGTTCTTTGATGAATTGACGGAAGAACAATTAATTCCAATAAAAAATATCTTACTGGAAAACATCGACAATAGATTTAAAATTAAACATGTCACTTTTAAAGATAAAGTTGAATCACTTCATACTATTTGGGAAAAAATAAAAGAAGAATTGAAAGAAGAAAATATAAAACAATTTAAAAATGGATTAGTGGAGTAATTTCAATATTATGAAGCCGTCATGGAATCAATATTTTATGCTTTTGGCTAAACTTGTATCTACAAGAAGCACTTGTAATTCTCGCCCAACAGGTGCAATAATTGTCAAAAATCATCACATTCTTTCGACTGGCTATAGCGGAGCCGTACCAAACGCTCCGCACTGTACAGAATGCCCTCAAACAGCCCAAAATCGGCCTTATTGTCGCCGTCGAGAGATGGGCATAGATGACTCTAGCAAGACCTTGTATTGTTGTTCGTCGCATTCTGAAGCCAATGCTATATAGCACAAGCTGCAAAGATGGGTATTTCAATTGAAGGATGTGTCATTTATACAACTTTAGAACCCTGCTACACATGCCTAAAGCTTATTACTGCTGTTAATATTAAAGAGATATACTATGAATATCCTTATGATTCAAAAGAAGTAAAAGATAAAGAATTTTTGGATAGAGTCATTAAAGAATGTGGGATAAATATTTATCAACAATTAATAATAGATAAAGGTACTTTGAATTATGTCATGCCATTTATGACAAATATAACTTCTAAAAGAATATTATCAGCAACGGAGTAATATAATGAACATAAAGCCAATTTGGATTGAAGGAACAACCTTGGATGATACGTGGTTCAAGTTATTATATGCATTAAAAGAAAAAGGGCGTAGGTATCTTATTACCAAAGGAAGTTATGAGGGTCAATATAGACTTGCATTTGATGATGTAGCTGGATTTATAAAATATCCTCATCAAAGACCTTTGGCTCCTATTATGCCTGAAGGATTGCCAGCACCAACAACTGACGAAGATATTGAAAAGTATTTTGTTGAATATTTAATGGATGGGAATATAAAAGACAACGAAGACTACAAATACGGAACATTTATTTCAGGCGGAGAATATATAATCCCACAATTATACTTAAAACATGAAGGAGAAGCACGTTTTAATATCAATTATGCTTGGGATAAATCTCCTAAAATTATTGTTCCAAATCAACTTGATTGGATTATTAATCATTTTAAGAAATATGGATTTGGTACAGAACATTGTACGATCCAAGTAGGTTATCCTGAGAGTAATTTTGCTTATGATATACCATATACAAATGAACAAGAAAGGAAGACGAGTCCTTGTCTTAGAATGTTAGATTTTAGAATTATTGAAGATGGTGGGATAAATTATCTTACTACTAAAGTAGTATATAGAAGTTGGAGTCTGATTTCGGGATTCTGCACCAATATGGGAGGCTTTATTCTTCTCAATGAATTCATTTCTAATGAATTAGGAGTAGAACCAGGTCCATTATCATTTACCTGCAAATCATTACACGCATATCATTTCGAATTGGAATTTTTAGATAAAAGATTAGGAAAGTAAATATGAAGATAATTCGTGGTGATTTAATTGAACTAGCAAAAGAAGGTCATTTTGATGTCATAGTTCATGGTTGTAATTGTATATGTACAATGGGAGCAGGAATTGCTCTACAAATTAAAAAGGAATTTCCAAAGGCTTGGGAGATTGATAAAAGAACAAAATCTGGTGATCGTTCAAAATTAGGTAAGATAACATATACAAAAGTATTTATAAATGATATGCATTCTATATTTGTAGTTAACGCATATACTCAATTTGATACTTGTGTAAGAGGAGAGATGAAAAGAGTATTGGTAGAATACGATGCTTTGAGATCGTGTTTTGCTACAATTTATAAACTATTTAAAGGATATAAAATTGGTTATCCTAAAATTGGAGCAGGATTAGCATTAGGTGATTGGAATAAAATATCAAAAATTATTGATGAAGAATTAAAGGAATTGGATCATACCTTGGTTATTTGGAGATAGAATGGAAACTAAAATAAGATCAACAGTTGCAAATGCTATTGATCAATTTGAATTGGATTGGGCCACTATTAGTGGAATATGGTGGCGTCATAATAGAGATATGAATGTAACATTTCACTATCCATATAAAAAAATATCTCAATGCGTAATAGCACTTCAGACATTACAAGAGTGTGAGAAGTTCTTTCAAAAGGAAAATCTAAAAGTAGAAAGAGGTATTGGTGGAATTTTGATAGACACAGATACAGGTAGTATGGAAATCGAAGTGATATAAAGGAATATTAAAATGGATGAAATTAAATATGATGAAGTAATAGATTCTATTTCTGGAAGGCGAAGAATTATAGTTGAAGCGTCTCCAGAATATATTGCTGATTTCTTTAGACAGACAGAAGATGATTCTTGCAAAGCTTATTATATTGATTTAGGAATTCCAAAAGATGCAAAATTTATAGGAATTAATTTTGACTTTCAAACAGATATATTTCAAATATGTTATGAACATCCAAGTTTTGATTTAATAGAATATGGACAAAGATTACCTGTCAAAAGAATAAAAATTATAACTTATTATTTATAAAGGAGTTTTATAAATGAAATTTTTTAGATATTTATTCAGAAATAAATCTCGTAAAGATCCAAGAAATGAAAGACTAGACGAATTAATAAAAATGTTTGGAAGAAATTTAGTTTTAGATTTATTAAAAGAAGATAATAATTGTGGAATTTTTATTGACAATATTAAAATAAATCCACATAATTATGATCACACAAATAAAGAATTAGTAGATACTGTTCATAATATGAAAGATTTATCTATCTCTGAATATAAAATATGGTTTAGTCATATGGATAATAAAGTTAAATTATTACTAAAATTGAAAACTATAAATAAAGAATATAATAGAAGGTGGGTCACTCCTGACGATATAAATAAGGAAGATAATGAATAGAATAATCGTAGATTGCCATTTTTTGTGCCATAGGGCGAAGCATTCTCTCAAAGGATTATCTCATAATGAGAAGCAAACTGGAGTTATTTTTGGATTCCTTAAAACTCTTTTAATGCTATCTCAAATGCTTAAATCCAATAAATTTATATTTGCATGGGACTCTTCTAAATCTATTAGAAGAGAGATCTATCCAAATTATAAAAAACGAGAAATATCTGACGATCCTGAAAAGATTGAACTTGAGAAAATATCAAGACCTCAATTTGCTATTCTTAGACGACATATTCTCCCAAAAATAGGATTTATAAACAATTTTTATTTAGAAGGGTATGAAGCTGATGATATCATAGCTTCTGTGGTTTTAGAGAATGAGGATAGTATTATTGTAAGTTCTGATAATGATCTATATCAATTACTTGATAAATCATCTATGTTTGATCTTGGCAAAAAGTCATATTACACTAGAAAAGATTTAATGGAAGAATATGGTGTCTCACCCGAGCAATGGAAGAACGTAAAGTGTGTAGCTGGATGTAAAGGTGATGCCGTAGATGGTATTAGATACATGAGAGGAAATAAAGAAGTTAAAGTGGGATATAATGTTGCAACAAAATATGTAACTGGAACAATGAAGAAAGGTAATGTACTTGATGCAATTTTAAGCAAAGAAGGTCAAGAAACAATAAAAATTAATAAACCATTAGTTGTTCTTCCATTTGAAGGAACTCCTAAATTTGATCTTAATGAAGACAGATTAAGTCTCGATAGATTTATGGACATCTGCTACGAGTATCAAATGCTATCTTTTATTCACACTAAGAGTTTTGATGCATGGAAAGATAATTTTGGATTGGAGTAAATAATGAAAACTGAAGAAGAATGTAAAAAGATTTTAAAGGAATTACAAGACTATCGTACTTACCATTGTAAGGGAGATGAATATAATCTTTTAGCTTTAATAGGAAGTGTTTTATTCTGGATTATAAATGATGTTGATAATGTAGAATTTTATAATAGTATGGAAATAGACCTTAATTGGAGGATAGAAAATGAAAACCAAAGAACAAATTGAGAACATGTTAGAAAAAGTTATTGATATACAATATAAAAATCCTGATGCCGGGGATAATTACCATTATCTATTTGGATTAAAATTTGGATTATCTTGGGTACTAGAAGAAATAAAAGAAGAAGAATTATTTAACGATCCCCTAATGACAAAGTAAACAAATGAATCCTTATCAAACACTTAATATCAAAAACGCAACTACACAAAAACAAATTAAAAATGCCTATCGTAGATTATCAAAAAAGTACCACCCTGATGCAAAAGGTGACGTAGAAGATTTTCTAAAAATTCAAAAGGCATATTTGTTTCTATCAAATCCTTTATGGAAAGCTCGGTACGATGAAACAGGAATTTGGAATGATCCACAGATACAAGGAAGTAGTAAATCATCTTCGGATAAATGTTTAGAGATTCTATCTGGTATTTTAGAAGGACTAATAGAAGCAGATATTCCTTTAGATTCTCCAATTAAAGAAGTAAGATCAGCAATAAATAATTTGATTGAAATAACAAAGAAAAATCTTTCTGTATTGCAGATAAAATTAGATAGAGTATCTAAAATATTATCAGGATATAATGTAAAAGATGAAGATATATTAAAACTCATACTTGATAGAAAAGTCCTTCTGATAAAAGATGAGATGAAACCACATGAAGAACTTATTGAAGCATCCAATAATATTTTAGATATCCTTAAAAATTATGATGATAAAATCAAATATGACGAAAGAACAGAAAGACAAAAACAATTATTAAACAGAATTAACAGAATGTTTCCTGATACAAGTATGACAGCAGAATGGGGTAAATAATGGGGCTCAATTTAGACAAAGGTTCTTATGGTTCTATTCACATAACAGGAAATGGAGATGTTTCTGTTGGTAAATATTGTTCTCTTTCAACAGCAATAATTGCTGTATTTCTTCCAGACCATAGAGTTGATTGGATATCAACATATCCATTTCCTATACTTTGGGATTTGCCAATTACAGGACATCCAGTTGATCCAGAGAATATAAAGATTGGAAATGATGTATGGATAGGTAGTGGTGTCACATTACTAGGTGGTGCAGATATAGGAGATGGCGCAGTCATAGGTGCATTCTCTCTAGTTGCTGGCAAAATACCACCGTATAGTATTGCAATTGGACAACCTGCAAAAGTAATAAGGAAAAGATTCTCGGATGACATAATTGAAGAATTACTTAAAATAAAATGGTGGGATTGGAATAAAGAAAGAATAATGGAGAATGTAGAGTTTCTCTGTAGTCAAAACATACTCGACTTCATCAAGAAAAATAAGGATAGATAATGACAGATAATGAAAAAGAAGCCAGAATAATAATAGAAAAGTGTTTTGAGTATAATGCTCCTTTTATAAATGAATATGATTTATTTCCAGAATTAACAGATGAGGAATGTTGGTCTATTGCAACAAATTATCCACTTCCATTTAAAACAATTCGAGGGATCTTTCCAAAAGTTGGATGTAGAACTATAGAATTACGATGCTTTAAAAAATAAAAAGGAATAGTATATGGCAAAAGGCGGCGACAACGAGAGAACTAAAAGCAAAGAATGGTCATTATGGATAAGTGAAGGTAATAGAGATGACATATTTTGGAGAACAAATTCAGGAGCACGAGCTACACAAAGAAATAAATCTTCAAAGACCACGGCGAATAGTTATGGTGACTTGGTCTGTTTAGATCCAATTGGCGAACCATTTTTAAGGATCTGCGTAGTCGAGGTTAAAAAAGGGTATAATAAGGTTATTGATTTGTTATCTCTTATTGATAGTAATGCTAAAAAACAAACTTTGCAACTATTCTGGAGACAAGTCTTAAAAGATGCAGAGAATGCACAAAAGGCAGGATGGGGAAACGAACCATTACTTGTAGTGCATAGAGATCACCTATTGCCAATAGTATTTATGAAAGCAGATTTCTTCAATCTATTGGCAGAATATTGTGGTCCTGCTAATTGTAATAAAATATATTGTACAATTGACAATGATAAACTAGTCCTTATTAGACAAATGGACTTCTTTATATGGTGTGTCCCTGGAGTTTTTGATATCATATTGAATAAAAGGAATATGAAGAAGAATTGGAGAGTAAAATGCTAGATGGATTTATAAAAGTAGACAAAGAAACATTTTTTAAATACCTAAAAGAATATCCCAATAAACTTAAAAGAAATGTTGCAGGAATGTTCGATCCGCCAATTGTTAGTTATAATGATTTTTCAAAATATGATAAATGGCCTGATTCTATAGTTTGTTATGTGGAAGACGGAGAACATAGTTCTATTCCTACAACCCAAAACGAATATTATATAAAGGATTAATATGCTTAAAAGCATAGAAATCAAAAACTTCAGAAGACATAAAAAGACTATATTAGAATTTTCTAATGGATTTAATGCAATTGTAGGAATCAGCAATAGCGGAAAATCGTCTATCATACATTCCTTATATTGGGCTATACGGAACAGACCACAGGGCTTCGATTTTCGGTCATGGACTGCAAGAAGTGGCGAATTAACATCTATTCAAATGGTATTTCCTGAAGGATGGGTATCTCGTGAAAGAAGTAAAACTATTAATCATTATGAATGGTCTGGTCATAATGAACCATATAAGGCATTGAAAGGACAAATACCAGAAGAGATAAAATCATTTATCAATCTCAATGATCTTAATTTTCAATCACAACATGACACATATTATCTTCTTCAAGATTCTCCTGGTGAGGTTGCAAGGAAACTAAATGATATAGTAGGTATTTCAATAATTGATAAAACAATAAAAGCTATAAATTCCATAGTATCAACAGCAAAGCAAAAATCAGAAGAAGAATTAGAAAAAGTAAAAAAGAAGGAAGAAGAATTAAAACAATTTGACAATCTTGAATCAATCCAACTTCTTATTGAAGATATAGAAAAGGATGACCTTTATCTATTAGAAATTGATGATAAAATAGTAAACACCAATGAAATAATAGAATCAATAAATACAATTCAAGCTGATATCAATAATGTAAATAATAAATTAAGATTTCGTAGAAGAGTGGATGCATTATTAGCTGATTCTAGAATAATTAGTGAATTGAATTATGATATTGAAGATACCAAAAATCTACTAAATGAAATCTCGTTGATAAATGAAGAGATTGAAGAATGTAATGACTTTCTAAAGTACAAGAAAGATATTGAAGAATGTATTGAGATATCTAAAGATATTGAAGTTGAATCAAAAAAGATTGAATCAGTAGATATTCTAATAAACAACCTTTTAGATATCAATTCATCTATTGAAGAATGCACTGATTATCTATCAGTGAGTCCTACAGTAATTGAATTGACAAATGAATCTTTATCTCTATTAGAGTTAGAAAAACAATTTAAATCCGTTAAAACAGTTATTAATTCTTTAAATGATCTTCAAAAGAAGATATCATTAGAAACTGTGGATTTTAATATACATAAAGTCAAATATGATGATATCTTATTTAAAGGTGGGCAATGTCCTACATGCGGTAAATTAATGACAAAAAATGAAATGGAGAGAATGATTCATGATAATATGCACTAGTGGTGATTTCCATGCTAGAGAAACAAATCCGGAAAATCGTATAGATAAGGACTATTCGCAGACTCTTATAAACAAATTTTGGTCTGTCATTGAAATAATTTGCAAGGAATCAAATAAAGAGAGATCTATCTTAATTCTACCCGGAGATGTTTGCGATAGTTTTAGGATAAGTGACAGGCTCAAAAGCCTGTTGATAAACACGTTCCTTGAAGCAAAAGATAAATATGGAGTTGAAATTTTTGCAGTAGCCGGTCAACACGATCAAAGATACCACTCTACAGAAACAGATAACACACCTTTACAAGTCCTTGCTGCTGCTAAAGCATTAACAATTGTAGATAATAAAGGAATATTAATAAACAACAAAAAGAAAAGGATTATGTTTTATGGTTGCGGATGGGGAGATGAAGATAAGATAATACAACCATCTGTACTTAATGCAGATATTAACATTCTCGTTATACACAAAATGTTAGCAGATAAAGATTACTGGCATGGACATGTTGATTATACACCAGCATCTAAATTTTTAGATGATAATGAATTTGACTTTATCATTAGTGGAGACAATCATAATGAATTTTTTGTAGATCATGGAAATAAAATTTTAATAAATTGCGGATCTTGGATGAGGGCGAGAATTGATCAAGATAAACACAAACCTGTTGTATGGACTTTAAATACTGACACTCAAAAATTATTGAAACACTATATACCTGTCTTACCATCGGCTGAAGTCCTTAAGGTGGATTTGATAGCATCAAAAACGGCCTTAAATGACGGATTGGAGGTATTTAGTGCGGCCCTTGACAGAAGTTTTAACTCTGAGAGTGAAGACTTGGATTTTGTCAAGAAACTCAGAGTAATTGCTGACAAAACCAATATAGATAAGGAAGTGGAAGATATAATATTTGAAGCAGTTAAAAAAGCCACAGGAGAGAAATGATGACAGATATTTTAGAAGAACTGAAAGAACTAGATAAGATTTTGAAATCAATAGAAACAAAACTTGCCACGCTGAATGGAACCAAGGATGCAAAATTAGAAGAATTAAATAAGTATGGATTTAAGGATATAGAAGAAGCACAAGAATGGATTGGCAAAGCAAAGAACGAATTGGAAGAGAGACAATCAGTTAGAGATAAGAAATTTAGCGTTTTGAGAGGAGAAATCGAATGGTAGAAGATATCCTTGAAAAATCAAGAGCAAAATTTGATGATGATCGTTCTATATTTGCAGATGCAATCCTTAGAATTCTTGATGAAAATGAGATGCTTAAACTTCAATATAGGCATATTAGAGATTCTAAAATCATAGAGATTTCTTACCTGATTGAAGAATTAATGAGACTTCAAATTAAGGAGGAAGAAGTTGCAATCAATACAGAACTATAGAAAGATGTCTGATGAACATAGAAAGAAAATAAGTGAATCTCATAAAGGAAAGAAACTTTCTAAAGAACATATTAAAAATATAAGCGAATCACACAAAGGGCATAAAATTTCTGAAGAAACTAGAAAGAAATTAAGTGAATCTCATAAAGGTAAAAAACTTCCAGAAGAAGTTAAGAAGAAAATAAGCGAATCTCATAAAGGAAAGAAATTTTCAGAAGAATCTAGAAAGAAAATGAGCGAGGTTAATAAAGGAAGAAAACATTCAGAAGAAACAAAAAACAAAATGAGTGAAAATCGTACAGGAAGTAAAAGTCGTTTTTGGAAAGGTGGAGTTTGTCAAAATAATGTAGCTTTATATGAAACATATGTTCATCAATTAATGCCAATTGAAGAAATTAATAGGACTAGATTTAGAGGATTGGGTAAGCCGGATTTCCAAGTTAGATGTTATCATTGTAAAAGCTGGTTTTATCCTACAGCTAACCAAGTCCAATATAGAATTAATTCTATTAATGGAAAAGTATCTAGTTCAAATAATTTCTATTGTTCTAAAAAATGTAAAGAAGAGTGTAATATATACGGACAACGTAAGTATCCTAAAGGATTTCTATCAGAATCAAATAGACCTAAAATAGATCCAGAATGGCGCGAAATGGTATTGGCTAGGGCCGACTACAAGTGTGAAAAATGTGGATCTACTGAGAAATTAATAGCTCATCATATTCAATCAGCAACTCTTAATCCAATGTTAGCAAATGACGTTGATAATGGAATGTGTGTTTGCTATGATTGCCATGAAATAATTCATAAACAGGATGGATGTAAAAGATCTGATTTGAGATGTTAGGCGATTTATATTAAGGAAAAAGATGGAAACAATACAAAAATGGCGTCAAATACTAAACGAGAAACTGACGGAACAAAAGTTATTACAGAACCAGTTATTTCTTCAAAAGCAAGAGCAAAGAAATTGGCAGAAAAGACACGATAATTCTTTAAAGGCTCGTATTGTCATACAAGAAGTAGCACAAAAGATACAACAAACTCTTGAATCTCATATTTCATATATTGTTACGAAAGCTTTGGATGCTATCCCTTTTGATGAAAAATTCTCATTTGGGATGGAATTCGTTACAAGAAATAATCAAACAGAGTGTGATGTATTTTTTATCAATAAAGATGGTGAACGTGTTGAACCAATGGCAGGAAGTGGAGGAGGAGTAAAAGACATTGCTTCATTTGCTATAAAGATAGCATTGTGGAGCTTGAATAAAAAAACCAGAGCATTATTTATTGAAGACGAACCATTGAAATTTCTTCATAGTCCAATTCTTCAAGATGCTGCTGGTCAAATGATTAGAGAGATATGTAAAAGACATAATATACAAATTATTATGGTAACAGATCAGGAAGATATCTATCAGTATGCAGACAAAGTATTTTTCTCTAGAGACTGGAAAGAGAAACCTGTAAAGAAGATTAAATCATTTAAAAGAATTTTGAATTGATAAAAATATAGGGGCTCCGGGCTGGCCGGATGCCCCAAACTCATGAGCCATTTTCCACCGCTCACTATTTTACGCTGCGGCCTGGGCGAGAGATGCCGAGAAGGCCAGCATCGCCAGAATTGCAATGAATCGGGTTTTCTTCATTTCATACTTCCTTGAAGTGAGGTTATTTTTGTCTTTGTTCCGTTGTGTCCGTGACGGGTTGCCTGGACACCCCCAACTCTTGCCCCGCACTAATATATCCTCAATAATGCGCCAGTCACGGACCCATATCCAGTCCAAGCGATGTTTAGCGTCGTTGCCGCTGGCCTAGTGATTGTGGTTGCCCCAGTAGATACTGTCCCTTCTGTGTAAGTCACGGGGGTTGATACATATATTCCAGTTGTGCCATAAATAAAGATGTCATAAACCTCCATTCTATTATCTGCTGGAGCATCGGTAACTGATACATACAGCCTATAAGCTGCACTCTGTGAATTAGTGGAGAAGGTATTTACTAAGGTAACATTAACGCTGCCCCCGGTAGCCTCACCGGCAAATGTATTGCTGGCAACCCTTGCGCCAGTGGCTAATACTCCCCCAGGTACAACCCACCTTCCAGTATCCAAATCCATTCTGGCACGTTCGGTTCGAGCATTGGTGGCGTCGTTATAGTCTCCAAATATGATAGGGCGACCATTCTCCGACATTAACCACGTGTCTTGGCCTGGGATTGGGTAAATCCAAGCTGTTTGTTGCCTTGGCACAATCCCCATCCGGCCAAGCTCTGTGTCAATGACGATATTCATTGACACCATAAGAGTATCAATATTGGTGTATGTGGAGGGGATTACGGCGGCTCCAAGCTTGAAGGCTGATACTGAATAACTTAACCCGCCACTCGAAATGCAGCCAGCAAATAAAGTGCCGCCGTCTGATGCATCATCAAAATGAACTAAGTGCTCTGCGGCCGACTCAAACATGCCTTCGACATAGTTATGATTCCCACTCCAATAGATATCGGCAGTCGCGGAAGATGCTGAATCGAAGTGGACGCCCTTTATGGTGTGGCCATTTGTGTTACTGGCCACTGTCGGAGTCATGTAGATTCCGTATTCGGTGTAACCGTAGAAATCAGAGTCTGTCACCTTGACTCTATTCACGGCCTGAGTTGCCGCTACCAATGACCCCGATGCCCAATCTCCAGAAATAACGAGACCGCGTTTCCCATTTCTAAATACGCACCGCTCAAAAAGCGCGAAATAGTCTCGATAGCTCCCGGCATCTGTATTCGTGAGAGCTACAAGCTGCTCGGTAGCCGCCGATGAACTTTCAAACCAACATCTTCGGGCCACGCCATGCCAGGTATCGCCGCCGCCCACTCTCAGCAACGTCAGCGTCGAACCTGCGGCACTCGCTTTTATTTCCAGATTCTCCAGATGCCAATTCCAGGATGTTCCAGCCGATTCTGCTCCCTCGATACGGATGATGTCCGTGGCAGAGGTTGATAGTATCTGAGCCACGCCTCCGACCCCGACAATCCCCTTCCCGTTGCCTAATAATGTGACAGGAGCCGTGGTCTTGTAGACGGTTCCAGGGCGCAACAGAATGTCCTGGAAGGTCGTGACTGACGCCAATGCACACAATATACCATTGGTCATATCTGTCGTGCCGGGTGTGGTATTAGTGGCAAACCAATCTGCATAAGGAGATACTAGTCCCGTCACATCACCCGGAGAGGCGTCGAACATCTGCCCGCCGTTGTCCTCTAGGTGGGCTGAGGACAGATCCAGAGTGTAATGAACCTCGACATATCCC